GGTGTATAACGACCAGTTAAAAACCCCAGTGATAAGAAGGTTTTCGGATTTAAGTAACATAACAGCAGAAAAAGAAGCTGTTTTAAATGGATGCGCAGCTTATTGGCAGGGGACGAATAGTAGTGGTTTAGTAGACAGAATCAATAATAATACTTTAGCTTTTAAATCAAGCCTAACTGACAAAGTAGCTTTTGCTGGAAGTTCATTCTTTGATAGAACCAATTGGACAAAACCACAAGTTTTAGATATAAATTATTCAAAAGACATAGTAATATCAAACATATCCGCCGAGTTCGACAGCACCGATGAGGTTCCAGCGAACTTAGGAATACTTCCTTTCGGCGGATTCCCTGGTACAGATGGATATTCATTCAGATCGGAACCTTAAAATGGAAACTTACAAGACAAAACAACTGAAAAGAGCTATATCAAAGATAGCAGATATATCAGAAAAGAAATTTTCTCAGGAAATCTGCGGGATTTTAGGTCACGATGGTAGTGATTATATTGTCCAAGAATGCAAAAACATATCCGACAGACCTTCAGAAACCTTTGTAATGGACCCATTACATTACTTACTTTTTAAAGAAGAGTATTCTACAATCGCTATATTTCATAGTCATATAGTAGGAGACGAAACACCTTCGGATTTTGACATTGTTATGTCAGAAAATAGCTGTATACCATTCATGATTTACTCATTAAATACTAAAAATGTGTATATACACACACCAAAGCATATTGATGCGGATAAAGGGAAACTCGAAAAGGTAAAAGAAAAAATAAAATGACTACAATCAAAATACACGGCGTATTAGCTCATGATGTTGGAGATGTTTTTTTAATGGATGTCGGTAAAACCAGCCAAGTTATTGAAGCTATCGATGCAAATAGACCAGGATTCATCAAAAAGATAAACCAATTATCAAGAAAGGGATTTTATTATTCTATCATTGTGGATGGGAAAAGAATAAAAAACACATACGCTTTTTTGAAGTCTAAAAAAGCAAAGAAAATAGATATAGTACCCGTAATATGTGGGGAGGGTGGTGTTATTATCGGGACTGCTATTAAATTCTTGGCGTCCAAAGCCTTCATAACACAACTCGCTATTTTTATAGTAAGTACTGCGGTTGCCTTGATCTTAGCACCTAAGCAAAAAAGCCCAGACGTTAAGGCCACAGAAGCCAGCACCAGGGGATTAGAGCGGTCTTTTGAATTTTCCAATAAACAAAATATAGCAGCTCAAGGTGTGCCAGTACCAGTCGGTTACGGAAGACTTCGTGTTGGATCTCAGGTTGTCCAGGCTTGTATTAAAACATTCCCTCAAAACGTTCAAGCCGCACAAGCAATGATATCAAATCCATTCTACACCCAGAAAGGGGTGGCTCAGTCCGACAACAATTCAGTATAGATAATGAAACATTTTGAAAAGAAGTTCGTCTTTGCAGGGTCTGGTGGTGGTGGTGGTGGTGGATCAACCCCGCCAAAACCACCGACACTAAAACCTCCTTATATAGGCTCTTATAAAGTTGGAGCTTCGTTTCAATTTTCCGAAACGATAGATTTAATATCCGATGGCCCGATAGAGGGGCTTTGCAATAAATACGGGAAAGTGCTAGACAACAAGGAGCTTTTGCAAGGCATCTTTTTGAATAATGTGCCAATTCAAGAACCCATAAAAAGAAGGGGCCGAATTAGGGTTTTGGATGGTCAAAGTTATGAGTCCGCAAGCTCTGACCCTTTTAAACAAAATATAAATTATCTGTTTCAGGATTTGGTTGCTGGAGGTGAAGATCTGACGAGTCAGGAAGCTAGGCAGTTTGATAGCCTTGGAGCATACCCCACAGAAGATTGCAGGAGAGACCAGTACCGCGATGGGCGTAGCAGAAGAATACGTTTCTGGGGAAACTACCCAAGGTTCTGCAGAGCTTTGAACAGAAGACGCTGTTCGTACCGTAGAGGAAGATTTAGTAGAGGCTATAGTACCTGCACAACAGATCCAGTATTAACCGACGACGAATTCTACGATGCCGCAAAAGCTGGCAGAGGCAGGTACGACACTGACAATGTACTTGAGCAGTCTAACCTTACTTTTGGTAGGGATACCGTCATATCTTACTTTGCAAACTCAACCATGCAAAGAGAACTGAGCGTTCCCTTTAATTATAACGATTACGATTTTAGAAAAAAAGGTGGAGTCTACGGAAGAGAATATTTTATTGATTCAACATCGACAGTAGCCAACGATATTGATTATAGACAAGATGCTTCGACTAGACTGGGCTGGATAACTTGGAAAAAAAATTCTACAGGGTGGGACTCATTCGTAAATAAAGATGCCAACGAATATTGGAATGATCTGAAACCCTTCTATCGTAGGGATGGTGTTTCTTATATAAATACATTAGGCCAAATGGAGAGCTCTGCTATGATAGAGTATGGTCAAACCTACGCGAACATAAGAGAAAAATTATTTTCCCTAAACACAAGGGTATACAAAGATAAACCATGTGTTTATCCTTATAATGACTGCACTCTAGTACATGATCAAAGTTACACCTCAGTACTTCGAAAAGGAACGAGCCAGCTTATAGATATTGTCACTAACAAAAATACTAATGGTTTTGAATATGCTTTTCTTGTAAAGCAAATGGAATCTTTAGGTTGGTATGTTCCAAAAACAATGACAATGGACTGGATGATAGAAAAATTTCAGACGAATATAGCTACTAGGTCTCAATTTATAGCAGAAATAAAAGGCACATCTGAAACAGTCTTCTCTCCGCCCTTTCTAGCTTTTAAGTTCGATTCAAATTATGTAGTTGAGGGATACACAGCCTCGCAAGATAAAACATTTATTAATTCTTTTGGAGATATCAACCCTTACGAGTTAGATATGGTGTCTTCAAAAGAAAAAGACAATCCAAGGTATTCCATTAACTTTTTAATACCAGAATTAGATGCTGAGACAGGAGAATGGAACGGAAAGGTTAAGGGTTTTTATTTTTCACCTTTAGAAATAGATGTAAAAAGTGTAAGAGAAAAGTTGGTATTAGATGATGGTAAATCACAAACTCAACAATTTAAATTCAGATATAAAAAATACGCATCATTATACGCTACATCAATAAAATCAAAAGAATTAAATTTCTTAAAAAGCGTGACTAGTCTTGGCTTATTTCAAAACCAATATAAAGTACAAGGCCAAGAAGTAGATAAATATAATTACGGAAACATTTTAGCTGAGTTTAGAAAAGGAGACGGGCCAAACCAACAAGCTCCATTAAGCTACTTCAAAGATGTATATATAGAGCATGACATAAACAGAAAACTAATAGGACCCTTCAACACAAACAAAGAAAGAAGAATTCAGACCTTATTAAACTGGGACGTCAGAGGGGTAGACAAAAGAGACAATGGAACTCATAAAATGAGATCTATGTCCATAGCTGATAAGGAAGTAGTAGACAGCTCCAGAACCTCTTATATTAAATTTTTAGAGGGGATTGTTTTAGATGGAGGAGGGGGATACTTAGAAGGAATAACCGTCAAAAACGTTCCATCTGAAGGGCAAGTTCCCGAGATGGTTAAAAACTGGACCGTAGCGGTTTCAGAAGGAAGTTTAGATAAGAGGCCCGATGGCAAAAAGAATTTTGACTTTTCTGGTTGGAATAGCTTTAAAAAGAATTTTGATGAAAAAGCACAACCAGTAACACACATTATTACAAACCCAAATGCACAATCTTTATATTTTACTATAGTTATACTAAATCTTTATGACACACTACACAGAGACGCCTCGACCACTAGTGGCGATAACTTAGGAAAGAAAATACCATCAGTCGTAAACATAAGGGTTGAGATAGGTTATATCGAACCATCTGTTTCAGACGAAGATGGTTTTGTAGCGGTTTACGATAGATTCTTCAGAATAGCATCCCTAGTAGAACAAAGAGCTCCTTTGGATATAGGTAACCCAGACAACAACAAAGCTTTGATAGAACTTGATTATGTAGAAGAGCTCTATAAAGATACCTCAGGTAGCGAAAAGGCATATAAAGGGGGCGTGGGCGAACCGTTTGACCTGCCAGCCGCTTTGGTTTCAGATGAAACGGGTCAAGAGAAAGTTTTTAGAGACAGGTATATAAAAGTATCGAAGCTTTCCACAGAGTCTAACTCAACATTGGTATTTAAAAATTTAGAAATAGGCAAGGTAGTTGAGATTATACAATCTAACATGAATTATCCTTACTCCTCTATCATAGGGACAAAGATAGACTCAAGATCTTTTCAGCAAATACCCAGTAGAAGTTTTGAGGCTAGATTAAAAAGAATAAAAATACCAAGCAACTATGTCCCATTAAGGGAAGATGGGACGGATAAGAGATTTTGGGATGACGCAAGTCAATTGCAGGACTTGGGCAAAGTAGATGATATATTGGTTTATGATGGAGATTGGGATGGACAGTTTAAAATTGGCTGGACCGACAATCCAGCTTGGATTATGTATGATCTATTAACAAGTACCAGATATGGATTGGGTGAGTTCTTAAAGCCAGAAGACATAAATAAATGGCAGCTGTATAAGATAGCAAGATTTTGCGATGCAGTAGATAAGGATGGTTACTTCGTTGGAGTTGACACAAATCAAACAAGAGGATCAAAAAATTTAGGACAAAGGGAACCTAGATATAGTTGCAATATGATGTTCACCAGCGCATTAAAAGCTTATGACGCTTTGAATATGATATCATCCATATTTAAGGGCATGGTTTATTACAATAATTCTTCAGTATCTTTTGCGGATGATACAATAAAAGAGCCTGTTTTAATGTTTAATAATAGCAATGTCGAAAATGGGTTTTTTGAATATTCCAATCAAACAAGAGATAAGCAATTCAACGCTATAGAGGTTTCATATTTAGACAGAGAAGATAACTACAGAAACAAAATAGAATACATAGAAGATGAGGAGGATGTTGCTAGGAGGGGTTTGTTTAAAACGGTAGTAGACGCGTATGGGACCACATCAAGATCTCAGGCGATAAGACATGCAAAGCACATAATGTATACGACAACCAAAGAGAACCAGTCTATTTCATTTATTACTTCATTAGAGGGCCTTCTTTGTAAACCTGGAGATTTAATCATAATAGAGGATGATTTAAAATCGTTAACAAATAATTTTGGTAAGGTATTAGATGTGGATTCAAGCCAAGGCAAGGTTAAGCTTTCGGAGTCATACAGCGACTCTTCTTCCTTGGAAGACAAAATAACCTTCTACATACCAACAGGAAGACAAAACGTTGAGGACTTAGATAATATTACCTCAATAAGAAGAAATAGATTTTTAGAGTTTGAAGTTGATTCTGATGACGCCAGCTGGACCAGCAAAAAACTTAATGGTTCCTATGGTTTTTCTCATTATGAAGAAGGCTTTGAGGATATAACACAGAAATTCAAAAAGGAGGAGTATCCTGTTTACACAGGAACCCAAGATGGGGTTGATCATTTTCTTTGGTATTCAACACAATATTCTGGTTGGGTTTTCTCTACAGGTAAATCATTTCAGCATAACAATACTTACGATAAATACATTCAAGAGCAATATTATGGTGGGAATTTAGTCCAGTGGCTACCATCTTTCAATGACAAACCAATTAGCTGGTATCAGTTTGACTCTAATCAAGCAGATGGAAGAGGTGTTTCTTCTTTAACTCTTCAAGGTGACTTCTTTAATTTGTCAGCAACGGATGGAGTTGTAGAATCAGATATAAATATTAATGAAACAAAACAAATATTAGATTTTTCGACGACAAGCTATATTAATGATGAATTTGGATCTACGTGGACTATAGACCCGAACGACGAAAATTATAATTTAATGCCTCTCATTCCAGAAGGATCTACGTATAGAATAAAAAGAAAAAATACAGACGAGCAGGTCTATAAAGTAATGGGGGTTACGGAGTTAGAAACAAACAAATATCAAATAGCAGGAAGTAAGTATGTAAGTGGTAAATATTTGGAGATGGAAGATTTTGCTTACAAGGATATAGAAGATACAAATTCCCCTTACAGGGAGAGTGCTTATGAGGCAGAAGGAAGATCGTTTATAAGGCTTAAGACTCCTCAAAATTTTTCTGTTTCAAAACTACCAATAGGTCTACCTGTAGAAAGGGTCAACCTTGAAACTTCATGGACTGAGGTGGATAACGCTACTGGATATCGTTTAGAATTAAGGTCTTCAGCCTTGGGTGAAACTTTATACTTCTCATCAATTTCAAACGGACTTACAATCAACGATATAAAAGAAAATGGTGGTTACTTATTATCTGTAACTGCTACTGGACCATCCTATAGTTCATCCAATCCAGAGATTAGCTATTTGGAATCAAACCCAAGAACTAAATTTATAAGCGTCGATGATTTTGAGGAAAATTTAATCACAGATGGATCTTTTGTTTCAAATATAGCCATAAGTTAAAAAAATGACAACGTTAAAAGAATTTGAAGCCATTTATAATTACGACGAAAGTGATTTGTACTCTTTGGGTATTGGTAGTGGGATACATTTGGATGAAGATGTTTTTCTACGCTTTACATTACAAGATAGAGAAGCGGAAAACCTGACAGACAACTCTCAATTAATAAAAAACAAATATATAAACTCTATTATATTTGATATAGCGGATATAAATGATAATATCATTTATGAAAATTATCAAAGTGGATACTTAACATCGTTAAGTATTACAAAAAAAGATAACGAATCTATATTCGGGCAGTATGAAAAAGATTTCTGTATTAATTTTAGGGTTAAGGATAATACTACAGATATAGTAAGCTCTGGAAAATATTATGTGTATGGAAATCCATTATATATATCATCTATTAAAACATACGATTCCCTGGGTGAAACCATATTTAATGAGCCTATAGGGCCCTACATGGTCGCTGAGTTTAACAGTGGTAATACTGTTTTTAGTGGCAAAATGACATTAATAGAAAAAGAAGACGATGGACTTCCTGAAAGATTTATTATATCTGGTGTTAAAAATCACCCAGAAATGCCATCTGGAATACAAGATCACTACTGGGAAGCTTCTTTAACTTATGATTTTAATGGAGCAGAACTAGAGCCAAACCCTTCATATCCTAGCTATGTCGAGACAACATTCAACCAAAGCTCTTGGACATTTTTATTTAACGACTTAAGCCCCAGTGGATATTTCCTATTGTCAAAGATTGACAACCAGAAAAACAATCCTTACGGAATCTATACAGACTCCTATAACAGTGGCATAATTAAACATTACGGAGAAGAACCGACAAGCGTTGTTAGCGGTTTAAAAAATGAAGACAGTATAGCTGTAGAGGTTTCATACCAAAACCTACAGCAATTCACTAAAATAAAAGGCTTGGACGTATATTCTTATAACGGAGATCAACTGCAAGAGGATCAGTTTTCTTACTTGAGGACGCTGGACGAAAATCATGCAACTCAAATAAACATAGATAGATCAGCAGGGTTAGTTGACAACCAGAATACATGGTTAAGGTTTACCCCAAAAAGCCCATTTGGAGAGGGTGAGCCTTGGTTAGTTGGGCCTCTTTTACACAAGCAAACGAGAGAATCTGAAACAGCAATTGATGTTGATCAAGTTAATATAAAAAGTCCAGATGGTTCAGCAAATGTTAACTTTAAAAAAGGAAGCATATTAAGTATAATAGATGGCGGGTCTGGAGTTTTAGATAGAATATATGTGAACAGAGAAAACGGAGAGGAAACATCTATATTTGAATCGAATAGCGGTTTAAGTTTTGATTGCAACACTGTACCCGCAGACGAAAACGGAATATGGCAGAGAAATTATTTTGAGTATGCGTTAACAATGAGCAGTGATCAAAACCCATATCAAATAATATCAAAAACAATAAAGCTTTCTACCACAGGTGTCGCTACGAGTGGGGTGAATGAGGGTCTCCCTCTATTTAAAATAGAGGGAATAGAGAACTCCGAGGGAGAAAACCTTAATATAACGCCATCGTATTCAGAGAGCGGAGTTAGCTTGCTTGTTAATACTGGGCAGGATTATACAACATACAAGTTCTACAAAACCTCCTTTTAATAAACTACTCTCCATTAAGCAAATCATTCAATGAAGCCAAAAATTCAGACCTCAGAGGTTTGGGTGTTTTTGTATATTGCTTTTTTGCTCTTCTGTAAACCTTCCTGGTTATAGGATCTTGGGGGTTTATAATTGTCCTTAGTTTTTTTGCTGTTCTATTATTCATAGTTTTGTAATAAAATTTGTAGAGTCTTTTAGGAAGCCTATTTTATATAGGAACTTTTCGAATTTTTTGCTTGTTTTTATTTTTTCCGTGCTAGACATAGACATATATTCAAAGCCTTGTGACCTTGCAAAAGATACAGCCTCTTTAAAAAGTTTATATCCAACTTTAGGGTTTTTAGATAGCCATATATATTCAGAGAAAATCTGAACACCAAATTTAACATTTTTATCCCTAAAAAAAGCTATCATGGCATCACATTTGTCGTCTTCTTCATTAATCCAAACAAAGAAATCCCAATTAAGTAGTACTTTGTCGCCCAGATTGTTTATTATAGACTCTTTATTGTGTGTTAATCCGAGTTGATGGGCTTCATTTTTGTTCTCATATTCAAAAAGGTCGAATATCTCATCGGCGGCTTTTTCAAAATCCTTCGGTTTTGTTATTCTGCGTATCATTTAGAAAGTATACCTATTAGTTTTCTTGCTTCCTTGGCTGGGATATCGCTAAAGTCGTTCCAGTTTTTAACTGATTCATTAACATACTTTTCTGATTTCCACAAATCCCTAAGAAGCTCTTTCAGGCCGTCGAAGGTGTCTATGTTATGGTGATCTCTTAAATTCTTTTCAAGTAGACCAGAGGGCGTTATAGGGGCGGCGCTGCCACTTTTCGAGGGCGACTCTTTAGATGGTGTAGATGGAGATTTATCAATCTCATCGGCACCGACAATATTAATATTCAAAAAGTTACGAACACAACGAACAAAAGCCCTATTGCAAGCAATGGTTTCCAAGAATTTTTCGCAAAAAGCATCTGTGTTTTCTAAAGACGCATTAGCGTAATCTTCGTAACAAACTTTGTCACTCTGTGATTCGTAATTACCTATCCATTCAATCTCGCAACGAGCGGTAACATAGCCTTCTTCTACGTTTCTTGCATCATAAGCGACAGAATGAAAGCCCCTCAATCTAGCTAAGTCTTTAATGCCACCGAGCATGATTAAAAGTTGATTGTCTTTAAGGCCCTCCGTGGAGCTTGGGACTTGTTGTCCTCGCATATCAAACCAACCCTTGTTGGGGTACAGGAACTCTGGCTTAATCATGGCCCTCCAATTAACAGAACCATCTTCATTGAAGAGATAGTCGACACACTCAAGCAACCCGTGTTTATCTCTCTTGTAGATGTCTGGGCCAAAAAGTTTTTTCTTTGTAGCTGACTTCTTTACGGTTTTTTTTGTTGCTTTCTTAACTGCTTTTTTAGCTGGTTTTTCCTTCGGTTCTGTCTTGTTCATAAATATAAAAATAATCTAGTTCTTCCCAATAAGTAGGATTATCCACTACATTATTAGAAGAGTCAAGCCCTTTTTTCCAATGAGCCACACTTTTATATACTTTAGAACCCTCAATGACACTTTTGAATGATAGAAACTTATGGTTAAGATCAACTAACTCAGGCTTTTCTTTGGCTGGGTTGTAAAATTCTACACTCTGATCAAAATACTCAAGCCTTAAATCATCTAATAAACTTTTGTCTTTAACGAGCATGAGGAAGTGAATTTTTAATTTTTTGAGAAGATTAAAATATTCTTTAGGTATAGCCTCCAAGGGCTCGTCGACAATGATGGTTATGCAATTTAAATTGCCAGCTATTTTTTGAATTACATCAGCTTGAATTACTAAATTTTTAGATATAATATTACATTTATGGTTCGAACAATAACTCATGAAAGATCCTGTGTCTACGCTGTCACAGCAATCAAGCCTTATATTAAGGATAGACTCATTCGAGAAACCAAGGTTGACATATTCCGTGGGAATAATATCAATTTCCTCTTTTTTTATTTTATTTGGGAGTATTGTTTTAAAATTAAGATTGTTATAATTATCAAACCCAAGAAGTTTTAAAATAGAAGTGGCTACTTTTTCTGGAGCAATGGTATCTATAGATTCTTTACTGTCAACCAAAGACAAGCAAGGCTTCTTGTCCCATTTAGGCTCTAGGTTTTCTTTTGTGTTTTTCTTGCCCCAGTAAGGGCTTGTGATAGAAGAATATATATTCCCATACAAGTTTACTACAGGCACTCCTTCAGAGCTTGCATACTGGGTTAATGCATTGTCTATAGAAACAAGCAACTTAGCTTTCGATATTATGTAGCAGTTTTTTCTAAAGTCTAAATTGCAATAAAAATGGTCTGCATTTCTAGCTACATTTTTATCTGAACCTATTACCACAACATCTATACCGCGACCAATCAAAGAAGACCTAATAAGGTCTATGACAAGTCTGTAGTAATTGTAGTTTTTAGACTGTATGTCTTGTTCGTTATATATAACAATATAATTGTCAGTTTTTATTGGGAAGAAATGCTTGTTTACAACAGGTTTGTTTGGTTCTACACCAAGATTCTTCGAATATTCTTTTATTAAATGTGGCATTTTATTTTCCGTTATGTATATAGCAAGGTACTTTTTGCGTTGTTGTCGCTGGATAGTAAGCAGCTTCAAAGAAACCTTCGTGGTCACCAAAACCTTCAAGAGATAATGGATTGTCTAGGGCTGGAGTATATTGTAAACATTTAAATACGCAGGGGTTGTCTTCTATGTAATCAAAATACTCAGGTTTAGTAAACACATAAACATTGCAGCCATTATGTTTCTTTTTAATGTTAGACACAAAAGAATTAATCATTAGCACATCAGTGGCTGACTGCGGTATTATAATCGCAATCCTTTTACCTTGGTCATCTTTAGACAAAACATCCTCAAAAGCTTTTGGTTTTTTAAGGTTTTCTTTTTTTGCAACATTTATAAAGTGATGGTAAAGGGAGTTTTGATCAACCTGCCCATACATCATCTTGGAATACCAAACGTTGAATCCTTTGTCTTTTTTATCTACGTCATCGTTTAAAATGTTTTTATAAAGATCTATGATGAACTCTTCATTAGATAATCCAGTGGGCATTTCATAAAGGTCATTATAGTGGATATTTTTTATGTCCACATTCTCATCTAAAAATGGCATATCATCTATGATAGACTCTAGTTTTTTTCCTATCACATCTATGGAAAAGTTATCAATAACCCATTTTTTTGACTTTTCGCCCATTTCGATCCTCTCCTTTTCGGGCATATCATAAACAGTTTGAAGCATTTGATTAATGCTATCAGCGTCCGTTGATGCTTTAATAAACTGTGTTCCAGGCTCTCTGTATTCATGCCAACTTAAAGGGAGTCCACCGCTTTCTTCAGAACAGCTATCCTCACCACAAGAGTAATCGGTTACAAGCGTTATGAGTTCTGTGAGTTTGGCTTCTTGAACAGGGATTTCTTGGCCTCCGCTTGTAAATGGATGACAATAAACATCCATTAAGTTGTAGACTTGGTTTAATTGATCCTCAGAAACACCGTGAGAGACATTTGTTGTGTTAGATGTGTTTTGACCACACTCTCTACATTTTTCTTTTTCGTGAGTAAAACTCTTAACATGATAAGCTCCACAAGATGAGCAAAAATACGTAGTCAGTATGTCTGTATTTTGTATATTCTTTTCTTCAAGAAGCCTCATAATATCCCAACCTTCGGACCAATGGGTGTGAAGCAATAGTTTGGCGTGTGGTTTATCTTTTTTAAACAACTTGAACCCATCTAATAGGTTTGGCACTGATTTTCTTAATTGATTTCTAAATACAAAACCAACAATAAAATCATCTTGATTGACTCCATGAAAATCTCTCAATTTAGTTCTTGCTTGA